GGTTAAAAAGGCTACAACTAGGAATGAGTGTTTAGATACTTGGGTATATAGTTACGCTGCTATGTGTTTTTATATAAGTAAATTTAATAGAAATACAGTGTGGCAACAGTTAGAAAATAAATTAAATGAAACAGATAATGTAGTTAAGCCTAAAAGAGCTACAATAAAAAGAACATCTACTAATAACTTTGTTAACAACTGGTAAACATTATGTGGAAATCTGACTTACCTAGTGAAATTGTGGCAGGTACTACTATTGAATGGGTAGATGAAGCAACTACTGCTGGCATAAATGAAACTATAAGTAGTCCTGATTGGACATTAGAATATTTTCTAAGAACAAATACAGCTAGTGAAGGTCATATAGCTACAGGTACACAATATCAAAACAGTACAGGCTGGCAATTTACCATTAGTGCAACAGATAGTGCAGGGTTTGATGCTGGTAATTGGTTTTGGTCGGCAAGAGCATTTAAAAGCGGTAAGGTATTTGAGATAGGTAGTGGTGAGTTAGTAGTAAAACAATCACTACAATATACTGGTACACCTGCTGCAATTGATAACAGAACACAAACAGAAATCGACCTAGATGCTGTTACTGCTGCGATTAGAGCTATAATAGCTGATAAGGCTGCAAAGTATTCCATAGGCGGTAGAAGTTTTGAGCGTATAAATTTACCAGAACTTAGAGCAAGAGAAGCAGAATTAAAAGCTAGAGTATTCAGTGAAAAGAGGTATAGTTTAAAAAGTCAGGGTTTAGGAGACCCTAAAAACCTTTATGTACACTTTTAGGGGGGTTAAATGGGCTTAAGAAACGCTTGGAAGGGCTTATTTACATCTAATACCGACTTAAATAGCCGTAGAAATAGGTTAAAAAGGATGTATTCGGGTGCTAGATATGACAGAACTAACCTATCTTGGGTTACACCTTTATCTTCACCTGATCAAAGTTATAAAAATTCTATAGATACATTACGCAAAAGAGTACACGATTTAGTACGAAATAATAACTACGCTGCACAGGCTATTAGATATGCTACTAACCAGATTGTAGGTCAAGGTGTAACAATGCAGGCACAAATAAAAAGTCAGCGTGGCGGTACACCTAATACAAGACTAAATGAAAGTATTGAGGGTGAATGGAGTAGATGGGGTAGAAAAGATAGTTGTGATATTCGTGGCGTTCTTTGTTTTTCTGAATTAGAAAGACTTGCAGTTAGGTCAATGATTGAAAGCGGTGAATGTTTTATTATTATCCATAGAAAAGCCTATGGTCGTAGCAAAATACCTTTCTCATTAGAAGTATTAGAAGCTGAACAATTAGATGATGATTATAAAGGTGCAAAAAAGAATAGTAAAAATGTATGGAGGTTAGGTATTGAACTTAGTCCAGAAGGTAGGGCTGTTAGTTATGCGTTTTTAAAGAAACACCCTGGCGATACAAACTTTGCAACAGTACCTGAAGAAAGGAGACATATAATTGTACCTGCTAAAGATGTAATACATTTATTTATGCCACTAAGACCAGGCCAGCATAGGGGCGTACCATTCTTAGCAAGTGCTATAAATCATTTACATCAGTTAGACGGATATATAGAAGCGACTGTTGTAGGACAACGTGCAAGTAGTGCATTAATGGGATTTATTACAAGTCCAGAAGGTGAACTAGATGCAGGTGGTGAGGTATTTGATTATGAACGTGTAAGCGGTTTTGAACCTGGTACTTTTAAATATTTAGCACCTGGCGAAAGTATATCTGTACCTGATTTAGATAAAGCTAATGGAGAGTTTGAACCATTTGTAAGATCAATGCTTAGAAGCATGGCAAGCGGTTTAGGGTGCAGTTTTGAAGCAATTAGTTCTGACTACTCGCAATCTAACTACAGTAGTAGTAGGTTAGCAATGTTACAGGATCGTGATCACTGGCGTACTATACAGAAGATGTTAAAGGAAACTTTTTACCAACCTATATATGAATATTGGTTAGAGATGGCTGTATTAAGTGGAACTCTTACATTACCTACATATTCAACAACACCTGATGTATACGAAAAAGTAAGATGGGTATGTAGAGGTTATAGCTATGTAGACCCACAAAAAGAAATAGCAGCACAGAAGGAGGCAGTACGTTGTGGATTCAAAACATTAACAGATGTTGTATCTGAAAGTGGTGGAGACATTGAAGAATTATTAATTGCAAGACAGACAGAACTAGCAAAACTAGATGAGTTAAATATTATTACTGATAGTGATCCATCAGCTACTAATAAATCAGGTGGTTCACAATATAAACCAGTAGGTACTATTGATCCTTTTGGTGATACAGAACCACCCACAGGTGAAGATGCAGAAAATGTAGCGGATGGTTCAGATGGCAGTTATTAACGGCACAGAAATTGACCTTATGCCTACAGCAGGTATGAGGGAAGAAGCACAAAGATATAGAGATTGGAAATCAGAAGGTGAAGGTGGTGGTACAGAAGTTGCTGCTAGAAGGGCAACACAAATATTAAGCGGTAATGAATTATCACCTGATGTTGTAGTTGCTATGTCAGCTTGGTTTGCAAGACATGAAGTAGATAAACAGGGAGAAGGGTTCTCGCCTGATGAAGATGGCTACCCTAGTAATGGCAGAGTAGCGTGGGCTGCATGGGGCGGTGATGCAGGTAAAAGTTTTTCTGATGCAAAATCAGCTAGAATAAAAGAATTAAGAAATAATGATGCTATGCCTAAAACAAAACGTACATCAAAACGTGCAGAACCAGATGAGTTATCTGTAGGTGATTCTGTTAGATGGGGTGCAAGTGGCGGTACTGCTAGAGGTGTTATAGATTCTATTGAACGTGATGGAACTATAAATGTACCTGATTCTGACTTTGAAATTACTGGCACAGAAGATGATCCAGCAGCCTTAATCACTGTTTACAGAGAAAATGACGGAGAGTATGAGGCAACAGATGTTAAGGTAGGTCATAAATTCAGCACACTTACTAAGATAGATACATTAAGAAGTGTTACAAAAGTATTAAAACGTAGTGGTGAAACATCTTTTTCTGCAAAAGAAGATAACACCTATGAATTTAGTTTTAGTTCTGAGTACCCTGTTGAAAGATCCTTTGGAACGGAAATACTAAGCCACGAAACAGGTTCTATAGATTTTGGAAGGCTAAATGGTGGCGTAGCACCTGTGTTATGGAATCATGATATGGATCAGGTAATAGGAATTGTAAGAAATGCATATTTAGATAAAGATAAAAAAAAAGGTAGGGCAGTTGTTGAATTAAGCAGAAATTCAAAAGCACAGGAAGTAAAAAGAGATATAGATGACGGCATTTTATCGGCTATTAGCGTAGGCTACCGCATTTTAGAGATGGAAGAACGTGAAATAGATGGAGGTAATGCATTTTTAGCTACAAGATGGGAACCACATGAAGTTTCTGTAGTTGCCTCACCTGCTGCACCAGATGTAGGGATAAGTAGAGGATTAATTGATGAAAACACTATGCCTAGTGTTAAAAAACAAGATATGATAGACAGTAAGCGTGTATACGCAGCGTCAACTGACGCACAACAGCCCAATTCTAAAAAACTATCAACTATGGAAAAAGAGCAACTTGATCTAGAAGTTGTGCGTAGTGAAGCTACTAAAAAAGCAGCTTCCGCAGAGCGTACAAGAATTAGAGAGATCAACGCAATGTGTTCTAAGCGTGGTTTTGACGACCTAGCAGAACAGTTAATTAACAATGGTTCATCTGTAGATTCATGTAGAGCAGCTATCTTAGAAAGAATAGATGCAAAGCCTGTAGAAACAGCAAAGCCTATTGAAGAGCAACTATCTCCAAAAGAAAGAGAGAGATATGTAAGAGACTACAAGATTACATCTGGATTAAAAGGTCTTCTAACAGGAGATTGGTCTAATTCTGGAAGTGGTTTTGCTAGAGAGATTTCACAGCAGATTGCTAAAGATTCTCAGAGATCTAATAGCGGTAGATCATTGTTTGTACCTTTTGGAGCATTAGCGAAACGTGCGACTTACGTTACATCGGGTGCTACTACAGGCGGTAACATAGTTGCTACTGATTTAATGGCTGATGACTTCATTGAAGCACTAAGAAACAGCACAGTTATGGTTGGTTTAGGTGTTCAAACATTATCAGGTTTAATTGGTGATGTTGCGATTCCGAGAAGAAGCGGGGTTTCCAGCACGGGCTACTTATCGAGTGAGACAGGTGCATTATCACAGGCTGAATCAACATTTGATCAGGTCACAATGACACCTAAAACACTTGGTACATTGTCTAAGTATTCTAGAAATATGCTTATTCAAGCAACACCAGGTATTGAAGAGCTAGTCAGATCAGACCTACAGGCTGGTATTAATGTTGGTATTGACTTAGGTATACTAAATGGTACTGGTTCATCAGGTCAGCCTACAGGTATCATGCAAACCAGTGGTATCGGTTCTGTTGCTATGGGTACAAACGGTGCTGCAATTACAGTAGAGGCATTAGTTGACCTAGAAACTGCAATTATGGAAGATAATGCAGGTGTTAACGCTGATTCTATTTCTTATGTAACTAACGCTAAAGTAATTGGTGCATTAAAGAAACTAAGAGCAGGTGGATCTAGTGCTACTGATGGTGCTTTCCTTGTTAATACTGATCTTACAGCGATTGGTAGAGGCGGTACACCATTAGCAGTTAACGGCTATCCTTTAGCAATGACAAACCAAGTACCTAGCAACCTTACAAAAGGTAGTACTAGTGGTGAGTGTTCTGCTGTTGTTATGGGTGACTTCTCACAGGCTATATTAGGTCTATTCGGATCTGGTATTGAAATAACAGTTGGTGAGGATAGTGACGACTTCGCGAAGAACTTAACATCTGTTAAAGGTGTAGTTGCATTTGATGTTGCTGTTAGACACGCACAGTCATTTGCTGCGATCTTAGACGTAACCACATAAGTGGTTTAATATAAGGGGTGTAACAACCCCTTTTTTTTATGAAAGTTAAATGTTTAAAAAATGTTTGTGCTAGTGGCAACAGCCTAGAAGCAGGTCAAACTTATGATGTGTCAGAATCAGATGCAGAATTATTAATTTCAATGGGTAGGGCAGAAGTCTATACACCAAAACCAAAAGTAAAAAAAACAACAACTAAAAAATAAATGCCGTTTACTGAAGATGCAACAACACAAAATGTATATCTAGATGATTTCGGTGTAAGTTGTACATCAGGTGGTACTACTGCAAAAGGAATACTAGAACAACCAGATCAAATATTGGCTGGCGATATGATTATAAGTACTGAATATGAATTAATTACAAAAACATCTGATTTTGGTACTTTAGTTTCTGGCGATAGTATTACTGTAGATAGTGTTGCATATACAGTAAGAGATCTTAAAAAAGAAAATGATGGTGTTTTTTGTCGTATTAGTCTACAGAAAACCTAATGACTACTAAAAGAGAAACAATATTAGCAAGAATCGCAACAGTATTAGCTGGTACTACAGGTGTATCTGATCGTATTTTTAGAAGTCGTACAACAGCATTAACAAGGGCAGAAACGCCTAGTATTGTTATTGAACCGCAGAATGATGTAGTAGAACAGACAACCTCACTACCAACACTAGACCATACATTGACTGTAAGAATTAGTGTTGTTGTAAGAAGTGGTACACCACATCAAACAGCAGATCCTACAGTAGAAAATATGCACAGTAGATTAATGGCAGATTTAACAGTTAATGGTAATGCTATTGATATACAACCTGCGGATACTTCTTTTGAATTTATAGATGCTGACCAATCAGGCGGTATAATCGGTTGCGAATATGACATTAGATATAGAACAAATGTAGACGATTTAAGTACATGATAGTTACATTATTCTTATAAAGGTTTATGATATGTACATAGTGTCTATTAGGTAATCAGGTAAATGCCAAAACTTCATAGAAAAAGATCTTTATTAGCAAAGATAGAAAGCAGTTACGCAAGTGACCCTACTGCTACAGGCTCAGCTAATTATGTAGAGGTTGTTGATTTGGAAATTGAGCCAACTGCTAGCGATGAGGTAGAACAAGAAACTATAAGACCCTATGCAGGTAATTATCCTGTTTTATTAGCCAATACAAGAGTTAATGTAAGTTTTGGTGTTTTTATGGTAGGAAGTGGTGCAGCAGGAACCGCCCCAAAATACGATCCAATATTAAAAGCGTGTGGTTTAGGTGCTGCTACAGTCTCATCTACATCTGTTACCTATACACCTTCTACATTAGCCTCTCAGGATAGTGTAACTCTATATGTTAACTATGACGGTGTAAGACATAAGGTAACAGGAGCTAGAGGTACTTTTTCTATAAGTTGTGCAGTAAACGAAATACCTAGAATAAATTTTGAAATGCAGGGAATATTTAATACACCTACTGATACTGCTTTACCTACTGTTACAAAGTCACTTCAACCTGATCCTGTACTATTTAAAAATGGTAATACATCTAGTTTTTCTGTATTTGGTTTCTCAGCAGCCTTACAATCATGGGAATTAGATTTTGCAAATGAAGTTATATATAGAGAACTTGTAGGCGGTACAAAAGAAGCACTTATTACAGACCGTAGACCATCTGGAACTATGGTTATTGAAGCTGTAGCATTATCTGATAAAAACTTTTTTACAACAGCTACAGGCACTTCTACTGGTACTAATACATGGGTACATTCTGGCGGTGCAGGTAATATTGTTACTGTATCTTGTCCACAAACTGATTTAGGACAGCCTACCTATGAAGATTCAGATGGTATAACAATGCTTAATCTTCCATTCTACGCAACACCAACAGATGCAGGCCAAGATGAGTTCTCGTTAGCTTTTACTTAGTTGCATAGTTATAGAAAAGGGTATACCCTAGAATAGATTATATAAAATTTATGTTTATTTTAAAAAAAGAAGCAACCTTTACGCATCCTATTGTCTTTTATACACCAGGTGATGGTGGATCACAAAATAAAGAAACATTTGACGCTGTATTTAAAATTATTCCGCAATCTAGAATTAATGAGATAGGTGTTCAAGCACAAAAAAAAGAAAAAGAAATTAAAGAAGGAATAATGGATGGCACAGATATTAGTGATTTATTAATTGCAGATGAGATATTAGTAGGATGGGAGGGTATTACAGATGGAGATAAAGAAGTACCATTTACACCTGCAACAAAAAAACAAGTATTAGACATTGCTGGTTTAGCTAATTTATTAGTTACTGAATATTTAGAAGTTGTTGCACAACAGAAAACAAAAAACTAGAAGGGGCTGCATTGTTTTGGTGCGGTGATCGTATTAT